TCCCTCGCCGCCGTCATAGCCTTCCAGCGGCGCGGCGACGAAGCCCTCGCCTGCCTCGACCAAGCCGAACCCGACCTCCCCGCCGCGCACTACACACGCGCCCTCGTCCAACGAGGGACGATCCTCAAACTCGCCGGGGACATCGGCGGCGCCCTCCGCGCCTACCGGGACGCGGAACCAGCCATCCGCGCCGCTCGGGACGACATGAGCCTCGCCATGCTCCTCAACAACCGGGGCCTGCTGTACCTGGACGTGCGACGCCATCTGGCGGCCGTCGCCGACTTCCGAGAAGCCGCCCACCTGTACGGCACCCTCGGCTGCGACCAGGCCCGCCGCGAAGTCGAAGGCCACCTCGCCATCGCCGCCGCACGACGCGGCCAAGACCACTTGGACGGCGACGCCTGGAACCCCGCCTCCGGCGCCGACATGTGCGACCTCGCCGAAGCCCTCCACCAAGCCGGCCATCACCACGAAGCCGCCGAAACCGCCGCGACCGCCATCCGCCTGTTGGGCGACGCCCCCTCCGTCTACCTCGACACCGCCCGCCGAATCCGCGCCGACGCCACCCTCGCCGCCGCCGACGGCTCAGACCGGGTTCCCACCCTCGTCGCCCTCGCTTCCACGAGCGGCGCCGCGTTCGCCGAGCTGGTGGAGGAGTTCGCGCCGCTGATCGCGTCGTTCATCCGGGCGCACCGCCTGTTCGGGGACGACGCGGCCGACGTGGCGCAGCATGTGTGGGCGACGTTCGCAGCCAAGTCGGGGGAGATCACGAACCCGGCGGCGGTGGCGGGCTGGCTGCGGACGACGACGCACCGGGAGTGTCTGGCGGTGTTGGAGAGGCAGGGGCGGACGGTGCCGACGGAGGGGCCGTGGGACGGCTGGTGGGAGGACCCGGAGCCGGTGGACCCTCAGGAGCGGAAGGCGCTGGGGGCGGCCATGGCGGGCCTGTCAGGGCGGGAGCTGGAGTTGGTGGGGCTGCTGATCGACGGGGAGTTGTCGTACGACGAAATCGCGGAGAAGTTGGGCATGCCGCGTGGATCGATCGGGCCGACACGGGCGCGTGCTCTGGCGAAGCTGGAGCGCCACCCGGCGATCAGGAAGCTCAGGTGAACGGAGAAAGTGACCATGCAGTTCGACCTTGGTGACGTGCTCACCATCACGACCGGGAGACTGGTCAGCCGCGACCACATCGACGGCGTGTACCGCATCCTTAACCACATGACCGGCGACAACCTGTTCACCCACCAGTTGCCCCGGGCGATGGACGAGTGCCGTCCGGACTTGCTGCGACAGCACCCTGACCTCGCCGCCATCACCGTGCCCGACGGCATCGACTCGGCGGAGACATGCGCCGCGTGGCTGGACTCGCTGGAACCGGTCTACGGCAGCGTGCGCGACGTCGAGCCGCTGCACCCGGACGACCACACCCAGATCGACCCGCTGGCCGAACTTGGGCTGAGGGGCGTCCGGAAGGCGAGCGTGATCCCGGTTGTCGTGGGCGACGACCCCCAAGAGCGCTAGTCCTCGCCTCGTCCTACGGGGAACTCGTCGGGGCAGCCAGCGGCCACCCACTCGGAGAGCGCGTCGAGAAGCCGCTCATCCGACAGGTCCGGCTCGGCGCGCTCGTCCGGAGCGCACATCAGCGGATGACCCTCGCGGCGTCGGCGTAGGCGCCGGACACGACTGCCTCCCCCGCCGCCAGACAGTCCGCGTAGTTCGTGTACCCCTCGCCGCTGGTGGCGATGATCCGGCCGTTGGCGGCGCGCAGCCTCCACCGCCACTTCTCGGCGCGGAGCAGCGACCGCGACCGGTACACCTCCAACCGGGTCGTCACCGGATGGGCGGCTGGCGGGAGCCGTCGAGGCGGGGCAGCGCCGCCGTCTGCGTGTTGTCCCGGGCGACGAGGAAGTCGTTGAACAGCGACGCCGACGACCCCACGGTGAGGCCGATCAGCACGACCGACGCGACACCGGAGATGTCGACGCCGAGCTGGTCGGCGAAGTCCGAGGCGGCGACGAGCCACACGACCACGGTGGAGCCGGTCCATGCGACGGCCTGGGTGACGACGCCGGTCCAGTCGCGGCCGGCGACCATGCGGATCAGGTCGACGGCCTTCTTCACGATGGGGGCGGCGACGGCGAGGAACACGGCGACCGAGCCGAAGTCCAGCCCGCCCGCTGCTCCACCGTCGGAGGTCTGGGCGCCGGCGGCGGGGGCGAGGAGGGCGAGGACGACGAGTGCGGCAGCCGCGACGAGCACGAACCATTCGCCGAGGCCGAAACGGTGACGGGTCATGTGCTCTTGGGTAGCGGGACCGCGTTCAGCGGGAACGGATGCAGGGACGGGCGGGACGTGGGAGAATGAACAGGACGGCTTGTGGTGAGCCGCACCCCGGCTACAAGGGAGGAGGGCGGGCCGCCTGTCGTGAACGTCCCGCCGGTGTGCCCGCACTGTCGACAGTACGCCAACCCCGGCGCGGAGCGGTGCTACTGGTGCGGTGGGAGCCTTCACGTTCCGACGCTGGCCGACGAGGTTCTGCGCGTCGCGCTCGTCCTCATCATTGCCGGGATGATCGTCGCGGTGCTCGTGGCCGTCGCCCTTCAGACCGAACGCTGAAGCCGGGCAAGGAGCGAGCTGATGCCGCACCACCCGCGACCGAGGCATCCCGCTACTCGAAACCGAGACTCTAAACGAGAGGTTTAGAGCTGGCCGGTCAGTACCAGTGGTTGCCGCGCATGAGCAGCCTCCCTTAGTCGCAGCCCGCCGGCAGGTCTGGGAGGGACACGTCCACCCCCACCGCCCTCGTGATCGACACCGCCACCTTCCGCAAGTCCTGCGCCAACGCGCAGTTGATCGCCAACACCGCCCGCCCCGTCCGCACCTCCCCGTTCTCGAAGCACTCGTGGAAGTCGTCGTCCTGCGACGGGGTCGTGCACTCCACCAGCAGGTCACCGTTCGCCCGGTTCTGCTCGGCGATCTCCTCCAACCGGCCCAGCACACCGACCAGCGTCCACACCCCCACCGCGACCACGATGGCAAGCGCGACGATCACGGCGTCGAGGATGATGGCACGGCGACGGAAGAACCGGTTCTGTGCGTCGACAGCGGCGAACAGTTCGTCTTCGGGTACGGGGGTCATGCGCCTCCTCTTGCGAGCCGCCGCCGCAGGTCGTCGTTGACCTCCCGAAGCTCGTTCAGTTCCTGTTGCAGCGCCTGGCAGTGGCGTTCGCAGGCGTCCGCCTTCTTCTCCGCAGCCTCGGCACGGTTCTTCGCCCGCTCCAACTCCTCGCGAAGGTCGGTCACGAGGTCGCGGGTCCACTGCCGTACCTCTGCTGCGGTGTCCTGCCGGGTGCCCCGCCGGTAGAGGAGCCACGCGGGAAGCGCGGCCACGATAACGGCGACCACCCCGCTGATGATCGCCGCTTCCACTTCACCTCCATCGGATCACAGCCCGCCGTGTATCCCGCCGCCGAGCGGGCCGCTCTGTAGGTCACTACGGTTCCGCATTCTCCGGTTCCCTCCTCACCCGAGGGGATCGGGGTACAGGCCGGGGCGTCTGTTCACGCAGGCGTCCCGGCCGCCTCCTTACTGCGTGTGGCCTCGCCGGTGGAACAGGTAGAGGTAGTCGGCGAGCACGTCGACGGTCGACTTGCCGTGCTCGATTCCGGCCACGCGCACGACGCCCGCAGGATCGGGTCGTCCATCTCCGCTGCGCAGGCGTCGCAGTCCGGCCGCCGGCCGAAGCCGTACCAGCGCAGCACCTTCGTGGCCGTCGGCATGATCAGGCGGCTTCGAGCTTCGCCAGCGCTGCCTCGGCCGCCGCGTACTGCTGCTCGTAGTAGGCGCGCTTGTCGGCCAGGTCCGCCCGCTCCTTGTCCGTCAGGCCCTCGCGAAGCTCGTCCAGCGCGACGGCGGCGAGGTTCGTGCCCCACCGGTTCAGCCGGGAGGCGACGACGAGGCGGTCCGTCTGCGCCTGCTGCGACTTGGCGAACTCGATCAGGACGGGGGCGAGCTTCGACGCCATCAGGTCGCCGATCCGCTCGATGTCGTCTTCGGTCATGTCGTCCTCCGGGATCGGGGGCGGTGGGGGCGGGATCGTTCCGGCGGCGGTCGACCAGTCGATCCCGACGGCGAGCTCGGCGGGCGACAGGTTGACCTCGTAGTGCATGGCGTCGTAGGCGGTGTGGCCGGTGGCGGGATTCCAATCCCAGTCGCCGCCCCACCGGAACACGGCGAGGCCGGCCTTCGTCTTGATGGCGTGGATGGCGGCGACCATCGCTGCGGGCATGTCGGTGACGAGACGGGAGCCGTACGGGTTGTCCAGCCAGTTGTGGTCCCCGGCGATGCCGTAGGCGTGCAGCGAGTAGTCGGTGCCACCGGTGATCGCCCGGCAGTTGTAGGCGCCGGTGTCGAGCGGACCGCAGGCGTACCCGTAGTGGCGCATCACCTGAGCGAGCGCCTTGAACGCTTCCTCGCAGCGAGAGTCGACCCAGCAGGCGGCGCCGCCGTAGTAGTCGACGCGGACGAGGCGACGGCCGCCGTTCATGCAGGCGGGCGCCCACAGGGCGCGCATCTCCGAAGTACCCCTCATGGTCTCCTTCCTCCTGCGATGGCGACTGCGCACACACCGAGGGACGCCGCCACCGCGACGAGGCACAGGGCGGGCCGGGCAACGAATCGGAGGGTCCGCAGCGGACGCCTCACGGCTGGCGCTCCTCGGGCGCCGTGGCTGGGTTTCCGGGCATGTCACGCAGGTCGATCGTCTCGTCGTCGGCGACTGCGCCGCCGTCAATCAGCGCGCTCACCACGTCGGTTGTCATGTCGCCCACCGACACAGGCCGGTCGAGCCACGGCGCCAGCGCCGGTTCGATCAGCATCCGCAGGTCCGGGCGGGACTGCGACGAAGCCATCCCGTCGCCTCCTCGGGTCGGCCGCCCTGCCGGAACATGGCGCCGACACTCGCCGCCACCCGAAGATGCTGACCGGATGCAGGAGGCTCAGCGGGGACGACGTGACGACCGTCGAAGGAGCGGCCCGATGATGCGCTCGAGACGGGCGGTGCACCAGGCGGCCACCTCGGGGGCCGGCTTGCCGCGCAGCTCGGCGGTCAACGTCGGGTTGCCCGACGCGTAGCTCCGGTCGCGTCGACGCGGCGTGGGCATCAGGGGAAGGCCGTCCAGCGGAACGTGACCTCCGCTTCGGTGATCAGCCCGGACGACGACCACCACCGGGTCTGGACGGTCGCCGAGTTGATCGCCCCGACGACGGCGAAGCCGGGTACGTCTGCGGTGCCGGCGATCGGCGCCTGGCCGACGCAGACGACCATGCGGGGCGTCCAGTCGAGACCGTGGTCCCAGGTGGAGTAGCCGTTCTCGTCGGTCGTGACCGTCTTCGTGCCACCCTCGGGCTGGCGGGCGACGTACAGGCCGTCGGCTCGGGGTTCGATGGACTGGCCTTCGTCGTCGGAGAGGACCACGGCGAAGGTGTACGGGTCGACCGTGGAGCCGGTGCCGCTGGCGACGACGGTGGCGGAGTCGTCGACGGCGCACTGGCAGCCGGCGACGGTCGTCTCGGAGCAGCGGCACGGCATGCGTGGAGCGTCGCTGTCGGCTGTCGAGGCGGGGAGGATGCAGAGGTCAGGTGACCCAGCCGAACACCTGGCGGGTCGTCGCCGTCAACGCTGCGGCGGTGAACGGCAGCGTCGGGGGGGCCGACATGCCGGTGTCGGCGGACCCGCAGAGGATCGGCGGTATGTCGAAGTGGGCGCCGGTGACGCCGAGCGTCACGCCGAGCAGCGAGGGGACGGTTGTGGCCTTCACCATGGCGCCGATGTAGTAGAGGCCGGTCGACGGCACCGTGTAGGTCGAAGAGAGGGCCAGCGACTTGGTGGTGTTCGCCGCCCACCCGGCGGTCAGCTGGTCGGCGGTCAGGCGGAGTGCTACGCGGGACGAGTCGAACAGGCCGAACCACCAGTTCGTCGGCGTCGCCATCGCCTGCGCGCCCGACCGGAACACGACGCTGGTGACCACGTCGCCCGCCTGGAGGCCGACGGCGAACAGGCGCAGCACGCCCGTCGCGAGCGCGGCGGTCAGGTCGGCGATGGCGACGCCGTCCCGGTCGAAGGTGACGCCGAGCGCGCCGGTCGGCCACTTCGCTCGGCGGCCGGCGAGCAGACTCGTGTCGGCGGTCGTGCGGGCCGTCGTCTCCGCCGCTACGAGCGACGCCGCCGTACCCGCCGAGTCGTACGTGCCGGTGTGGGTGTGGCCGGAGGTCGCCGCCCCGATGCTGAGCGGGATGACAGGGTCGGGCCCGCCGGTGGCGTGGGACGCGGCGTGAGCCGTCGGGGTGCGGGCGTCGGTGAGCCGGACGTCGCCCTCGAGGACCGCCGCGGCGGCGGACGGCACCCAGAGGGTCCCGTTGTAGGCGAGCACTCTGCCGATTCCCGCGCCCGTCGTGTCGACGTCGGTCAGGTCGTCGAGGGCGACGGCACCTCCGCCGGTGGGGAGCGGGACGTGGACGTAGCCGCCGGTTGCTAGGTCGTAGGCGATGGTGTCACCGTCGGCGGGCGGGCCGTCCTCGACGTTCGCCAGCCCTTCGAGGGTGGTGCTGACGGAGCCGGCGACGAGCGCGCCGACGGTGACGGTGCCGGACACGTTGGCGTCGCCGGTGAGAGTGAGGCTGCCGGTGTGGGCGATGTCGGCGAGGATCACCAGCGGCACGGTCGTCGGGTCGGCCGTCGTGACGAGAGCGACGACGAGCTGGCCGGTGAGGACGAGGTCCCGGCCGACGGGGAGCGGGGTGGCGCCCGGGTCGAGCTCGGCGGAGCGGAACAGGTTGCGAGAGCCGACCTGCCGGAACAGTGTGCGCAGGTCGGCTTGGATGCCGTCCAGCTCACGGCGGAGAGCGACGAGCGGGTCGGACGGGCGGCGGGTCACGCCATCGCTTCGAGGTCGACGGTCACTTCTTCGTGGCCGCCCCGCCAGGTGACGGCGAGGTCGGTGATCATGTAGTCGCCGACGAGGCGGGGGCGGGTGGCGGCGACCCGGAGGGTGACGACACGGCCGGGGATCAGGTCTTCCATGCGGACCCCGGCGTTGGGCCGCAGTTTGAGGGTGGGCGCGGTCTGGGCGCGGCGGGACGCCGCGAGCCGGGCGGCGGCGGCCTCGTCGGCGTCGGCCTTCTCGATGATGCCGTCTTCGTCGGCGACGCGTTCGACGAGACCGAGGCGGGAGTCGACGCCGCCGGCTTGGCCGGCGAACGCGAAGCCGGTGTCCGGGTCGGCGTCGCCGGGGGTGACGTACCACTTGGTGGCGATGGTCGTGCCGTCCTGGCCGGGGTTGGCGTCGGCGAGGGTGTGGTCCACGAGGACGCCGACCGGGTCGGGGTCGAACGGGACGGCTCCGACGTGGAGGCGCCGGCCGACCATCGTCCAGGGGACGCCGTCGCGGGCGAGCTCGGCGAGGCGGTCGGCGGCCAACGCGTAGTCGGCGGCGAGCACGGAGCGGGTGGCGACGATCCCGGAGGGGCGGGCGACGACGACGACCCCCGGGGACGGGTCGGGGGCCATCGCGTCGTCGACGTAGGCGACGAAGATGTCGGTGAGGTCGCGGCGGGCGGGACGGTGGTCGTCGTGGATCAGCCGCACCCCCCACCAGGCGGACAGGTCGCCGACCGAGAGGCGGAGGGTGTCGCCGTCGACGACGGGCACGTCGCGGACAGGGCCGACGAACTGCTCGGGCCAGCGGCCGGCGGCGGCCGGGTCGGCGCGTCGGATGGACACCTCGTGCTCCCACGCGTTCGCTGTCTCTGCGACGAGCTCGGCTTCGGGGGAGTCGAGCGCGACGTCAACGGTGGCGGACGCTGTAGCGCTCCGGGTGCGTCCCCAGGTGAGCGTCGTGAACGGGACGGGGACGGTGCCGGGGGCGCCGGTGGTGCGGGGGCCGCCGCGGGGTTGGAGGGTGACGGCGTAGGAGCCGTCGCCGAGCCAGCCGGTCATGAGACGGGCCGGGGGCGGGGAGCACGCCGCCCCCGACCCACCTCGACCGTGGTCACCCCAGCTCCCGGGGGTAGGCGGTGACCGTCGGGAACGTGTCGTCGTTGACCATCCCGCCCGCCTCCACTTCGACGCACATGGTCGTGCAGGGCGGCACGTCCGGCCAGTCGAACACCTCCGGCCACACCGGGACGATCAGCCCCTCCCCCGGCTGCGGCGCCTTCGACGTCCCCGGGTAGGCGAGCACCCGGCGGGCGCGTCCGTCGACCACCAGCCGGTCCCCGGATTCGAGGCGGGGGATCAGCCATTCGACGCACGGCGGCCACGGCGGCGGGCACGGGTCGGTGTCGGCCCGCTTCGGGGTGAACCGCACCCGCAGGTCGGTGACCGGGCCCGGCTCGCCGGCGTACACGTCGACGACGAAGGTGGCGTCCCGGCCCCACGGGTCGGTCGTGTAGGTCCCCACCCAGGGGACGGCGAGGCCGGACAGGTCCGCCTCGTACAGGTACTGGGGGAGGGTGTCGTCGTCGGCGAGGACGGCGGTGCCGGCGGCGTGGTTGATCGACGCCCACAGATGCGAGTCGGCGTCGAAGCCGCCCTTCACGGCCCCGAACCGGGAGCCGGCCGGCCCGGCGGCCTGGAGGCTCGACAGGCCGAGGTTGAGGAAGTCCGGATAGTAGACGGGGGCGACGTCCTGCTCGGAGAAGGCGACGTACATGACCGTCCCGGTCGCCGCGTTCCGGAACGTGATGCCCCGGCTGATCGACACGGCGGTCGTCGCGATCATGGCGTGCATCTGGGCGGGCACGTAGTCGGTGGTCGAACCGGGCCGCCACGGCGACTCGTAGGTGAAGATCGTCGACCCGGCGGCATTCCGGAGCGTGAGGGACACCTTGAAGTCGCAGGCCGCCGAGAACTTCACCCAGGCGTTCACGTAGGCGGAGTGGTGGCCGTCGCGGAACTCGGCGGGGATGGCGGTCGGGTTGGCGCCGGTGCCGACGATGCCGGTCGTGCCGAGGGCGTTCTTCACGACCCGCATCCGGCCGCCGTCGGTCGCCTCCCACGTCGGCGTGTTGGTCGTGCCCGACACGGGCGCCCAGCCGGTGACGCTGGCGGCGAACGTCTCGTTCGACGGGAGGGCCTGCTTGCGCTCGAGTGGGGCGTCGGGGACGACGGGCAGCACGTAGCCGCCGTTCCCGATGACGGCGACCGTGCCCGCCGGGGACTGGTGGTGGCCGCGGGCGGCGAGCGTGCCGCCCATCTGGTCGGACAGGCCGGCGAGGGGGAAGTCGGCGACGACGGGGCGGCCGGCGTCGGTCTCCCACGACCCGGTAGCGGGCGCCTGGGTGACCAGCCCCCATGTGTCGCTGTCCATCTTCCAGACGTTGCACGCCCGGCTGTTGAGCGTCGCGAACGGGTTGCCGGTCTCGGCGTTGGCGTGGGCGGTGTGGCCCCACAGGGAGCCGTCGGCGTTCCACCCGGCGATGGCGAACTGGACGTCGAGGTTGTCGGTCAGCGTCTCGGCGCCGGTGACGAAGTCGCCGGGCGGGAGCACAGCAGCGGACAGCGGCTCGTAGCCGGCCGGCGAGGCGGCGGGGTCGGCGACGAACAGCTGGAGGAGCGCCGGGTACGGGTCGCCCGCCGAGAACGAGTCGTAGACGACCGAGGTGACCATCCGGCCGTCGGACAGGGCAACCGGGCACGCCTCGTGATCCCGGGGCAGGAGGCCGAGCGGATGGCCCTGCCAGTCGGTCATGTCGGGCAGTTGCAGGAACGCCCGGGTGATCCCCTCGGGGTCGACGAGCATCAGCCGACCGGACCGGCCGGTGCCGCCCAGGTCGTTGTCCTGCAGGTAGTGGACGACCGACATCCACCCGTTGGGCAGGACGCACGCCTCGCCGTAGCCGCCGTTCAACCGGTACGCCTGGCCGTGCCCGTTGGTCGTCTCCGGGTAGCAGGCGTCGGCGACGTCGAGGGCGAGCGTCAGGCTGCTCACCGCGTTGGCGAACAGCTCGTCGACGGTGAACGTGCGGTCGAGGTCGAGCTCGTAGCGGCCGTCGGTTCCGAGCTTGAAGCTGGCCATCGCCGGCCACCGGCCGGAGGTGTTCAGGTTGGCGGCGCCGTCGTAGTCCCGCATGCACCAGGCGACGACGCGGGGCCCGTCGGAGGTGACGACGTTGCAGAGGTCGGAGGTGTCGCCGCCGTAGAAGCCCGGCGGGTCGCCGGGCAGGCCGCGCCCCTCCGAGGTGGAGACGTACACCTGGTACCGCTCCCCGGTGGCCTTGTTGTAGAAGGCGACCGACATGGTGTTCTGCGGCTCCGGGTCGAACTGCGACCCTGACCAGGGAATCACCGTCGACGCGACCGTCACCCCGTCGGGGCAGACGTGGGAGAAGAATCGCTGGGTGCCGGGCGGGAACTCGTCGCCGTCCACCACCGAGGTGGTGAACGACTGGCCGCGAGGCAGGGTCGTGTCGCCCTCGAGGTTCCCGAAGGTGCCGTCGAGCCCGTACAGGGTGACGGTGGTGGTCTCGGCGACCACCTGGGAGCCGGGCCCGTAGAGCCACGGCATCTCCGACACCGCCTGGAACGACACCCGTCGGGTGACGCCCCGGATCGGGCCGGCGGAGGGAACCGGGCCGTCGACGAGGCCGGCGGAGACGAGGGTCCGCTCCCATCGTCCCGGGTCGGGGTCGGTGGGGTCCGGGCAGGCGGACCAGACGACGAGTTCGGCGGTCGTAGCGCAGCCGGCGTCGGTGAGGACGTCGGCGAGCCACGCTTCCCCGTAGGCGAGGCCCCGGACGGTGGTCGCCCACAGGGTGCCGGTCACCGCCAGGGTGCGATGGCGGAGCCGGAGCGGGCCGAGCGTCGACCCGACCCGACGGCCGCTGTTGGCGGTCGTCTCCCGGCTGGCGACGGCGTCGACTTCGATCGGGTCCGCCCAGAAGCCGAGGAACTCGGCGGATTCGGGGCGGCCAGCGACGTACCAGGGGGCGGGGTCGTGGGTGTCGTCGCCGGCCGGGGTCGGCGAGTAGCCGTCGTCGTCTGCCCAGGCGGCGCAGCAGCCGCCGTCGAACCACAGGTCGACGGCGGGGAGGTCGGCGGCGGCGAGGTAGGCGGCGACCCGGGCGGGGTTCGACACTTCGGTGCCGTCGACGCAGAGGTACGGCTCGGCGATCATCGGGCGACCAGCCGGGCGGCGACAGCGCGGGCGGTCACCTCGGGGTCGACGGCTTCCCACACTTGGATCGGGCGGGCCGCCTCCTTCACCTTCGCGGCCGTCTCCTCGGCGACCAGGACGGCCAGCCGGCGGAGCGTCGCCTCGTCGACCGGGCTTCCCAGGTTCGGCGTCGGCCGGAGCGTCACCGGTTCGGGGGTGACGACCCGGGCTGAAACGTCGGCGGGGAGGATCACGCCCGGCTGGGCGAACATCACCGACTCCTGGCCGCCCGACCCGAGCCAGGCGGCTCCGCCCGACCCGAACAGGGCCAGCTCGGGGCCTTCCTCGCCGACCGTGTACGGGAACCCGGGTACGGCGGGGCCGCCGGTCGCGGCGGCGACCGAGTGCATGCGGGTGTACACGTCGATGTACCGGACGACGTTGCTCACCGAGTTCATGGAGCTTTGCGCCGACCCGGCAGCCGACGGGGCGTTCGTGGTGACCGTGATCGACCGGGTGACCCCGTCGACCCCGAAGATCGCTCCCTGCGCGGTGTTCGACCCGCTGATCGCGCCCGACGGGTCCGCGTCGACCGGGCGGGTCACGCCGAACACGGCGGAGATCACCGCCTGCGCCGCCGCCGCGCCCTGCTGGGCGCCGGACGGGTCGGCGTCGATGTCGGTCCCGTGGAAGAACGGCACGGAGTCGATCGCCTGCGCCGCCAGCCGGGCGGCGTCGGCGGCGGGTCCGGGGTCGCCGTCCAGTTCGGTCACATGAAGGAACGGCACCGCCTCCACGGCCGCCGACGCCAACGCGGCGGCTGCCTCAGCTTCCGCTGCGTCGGCGGACAGGGTCGACCGATGCTCGATGGGGATGGCGTTGATCGTCTCCCCGGCGAGCAGGGCGGCTTCGGTGGCTGAGGCGGCGTCGGCGGTCACGGTGGTGTGCCGCTCGGGGGGGATGCGGTCGGCGGCGTCGGCGGTGGTCGCCATGTCGCGGGCGGCCTGCTCGGCGCCCGGAGCCGAGACGGGGACGTCGAGGGCCGGGACGAGCGACAGGAGCCTGATCTGGTCGGCGAACGCCTTCACCTGATCGGCGGGGATACCGGCTGCCGCTCCGGTCGCCTCCAGGTCGGCGGCCAGGAACCCGAGTCCCGTGCGGATGTCCTCGACGGGCACCCCGGCCTCGGCCATCGCCACCGCCCACGCCCCGGCGTCGTCGACCGCCGAGCGGAGTTCCTCGCGGACGCGGATCGCCTCCGTCGAGAATCCCGACAGGGACACGCCGGCGCCGTCGTTCGCGTCCGCCGCGGCGCGGGCGGCGTCCGCGACCCCGTTGAGGGTCGACTTGAAGTCGTCCAACGCCTCGTCGGAGGACACCCCGCCGATCAGCCCGTCGATCTGCCGTTTCAGTTCCGACACCGCCTCAGCGGCTCGCTCGGCTGGACCGGGAAGCCCCTCGAAGAAGTCGACCACCTCGTCGCCGCCGGAGAACTCGTCGAGGCCGGCGAACGCGTCGCCCAACGCGCCGGCGAACCGCTCGACCGGCACGTTCCGGATCACACCGTCGACCCGGCGGGTCGCCTCCTCGACCTCCCCGAGGCCCCCGGCGGCGATCTTCCCCTGCGACTCGAGCAGTTCCAGGGCGGCGCCGTACTCGCCGGTGCTGGTGTTCGCGTCGGACGCGGCGAGCGCGGCGTTCACCTCCTGCTGGGACAGGTCGCCGTTCGACACGGCGGCCCGCACCGCCGCCTCCGCCGTCTCCTCCATCGTCGACCGCAACTGGGCGAAGATGGTGTCGGCGACCTCACCGTCCACCCCGGCAGCCTCCAACCGGGTGTGCAGTTCGGCCAGGCCGACATTGCCGGCCTGCGCCATCCGTGCCAGCTCGTCGCCGGTCAACCCGGCCTGGGCGAACAGCTCGCCGAGGACCCGGCCGTTCTCGCTCACCGTGAACGCCTGATCCAACCACGCCCCGGTCGCCGACCGCAGCGTCCCCTCCTGCGCCTGGTAGGCGGCGGTCAGGTCCTGCACGGACCGGGCGTGGGCGGCTTCCCGGGCGGCGGCCTCCGACTGGATGATCGTGTACGCCGTGAACGCCGCCGCGGCGGCGGCGACGGCGACGCTCATCGTCCCGGCGCCGACCGTGACGCCGCTCAGTTGGGGGATCACCCGGCTGAGGCCGCCGAGGAGGCTGTTGACGCCGGAGCCGAGAAGGGTGGCGCCCCGGTGGGCGGTCAGGAACGCGACGCCGGCGGTCGTGAGGCCGGGCGGCAGCATCGACACCAGCCGCAGCAGAGTGGTGAGCACGTCGATCAGCGGCAGCCCCGAGTCGACCATCGCCTGGGCGAGGCTGACCGCCACCGGCACCCCGGAGCGGAGCAGGTCGATCGCCGGGGCGACGACCGGCTGGCCGATCTGCTCGAGCGCCTCCCCGAACGCGACGCTGAGACTGCGGACCTGCACCTGGGCGTTCTGGGCGCCTTCGGCGACGTTCGATCCGAGGCTGTCGCCGTACCGCTCCGACGCGATCGCCGCGCCAGCGGCGGCCCGGTCGAACACCGTCAGTTCAGCGGCGGTGTCCTTCCCGGTGTCGGCGAGGGCTCGGGATTCGATCTCGGCCGTGCTCAAGCTGATCCCGAAGTTCGCCGCCGACCGGTTACCGCGGGCGAGGGCGTTGACCATCTGGTCGGCGACGGCGCCCACGTCCCCGAGGGCGGGGTCCAACGCGACGGCGTTCGCGGCGAGAGCGAGAACCTGTTCGGCGGTGGCCGCCACCTCGGGGCCGCTGCGCTCGCTGGCCTCGCCGAGCTGGACGAGGCTGGACACGGACCGGCGGATGGCGTCGTCGCTGCTGCCGAGGCTGACCGCCAGGGTCGAGATGTCGGTGTTGAGGGTGCCGACGTTGATGTCGTCGACCTGGGCGGCGTACTCGCCAAGCGTGGCGTTGTACCGTTCCTGGGCGCCTTGGGCGTCGAGTGCGGCGGAGAAGGTGCCGCCGAGGACGGCGGCGTACGCGGAGCCGACGGCGACCGCTGCGGTCGTCCCGGCGTTCAGCTCGCCGACGGCGGTCGCGAAGCCGCTGGCCTGCCCGAGCGCCCCCGACGCGATCCCGGTGAACGCCGCGGTCGCGTCGGTCAACTGGCCGACCCCGCCAGCGGCCTCCTGTGCGGCCTCACCCACGTCCTCGGCCGCCTCCTCGGCCTGGGAGGTGTCGAGTTCGATGGCCGCAGGTTCGGCGTCGGCGACGGCGGCTTCGATCGCGGCGGTGACGGGGCTGGCGTCCGCGGTGACGGTCACCTCGCTGCCAGCCGCCGCCTGCGCGACCGCGGCCTGCACCTCGGCGGGGATGCCGCTCGCGTCGGCGGACACCGGCACCTCGGCGGCGACGGACCCGACGGCCCGCTCCACGTCACCCGGGATCGACGAGGCGTCACCGGTCACCTCGACCGTCGGTTCGACCCCGGCGAGCGCGGCTTCGACGGTGGCGACCGCCGGCTGCGGGTCGCCTTCGACGACGACGGTCGGCTCCACCCCGGCGACGGCGGCCTCCACCTCTGAGACGAGAGGGTCGGCGTCGCCGTCGACGATCAGCGGGTCCAGGCCGGTGAGGGCGCCGTCGATGGCGGCTTCGACGGCGGACACGTCGGCGTCGAGCGTCAGGGGATCGATGCCTGCCAACGCGGCCTCTACGGCAGCGGCGACCGGGCTGGCGTCGACCGACCCGAGCGCCGAGGCGAGCGCTGAACTGAACGAATCGACAGCAGCACCCAAGGACTGCTCGATCCGGTCGATCGTCGCGTCGGCGGCGCCGGTTTCGAGTTCGAGTACGGCGGTGAGGTCAGGCATCGCTCACCGTCGCGGGCGGCAGGTACCGGTCGGCGAGCGCCTCGACCTCGGCGGGGACGGTCCGGGGGGCCGGCTGGTCGCCGTGGCCGAGGACCACCGCCGTGTACCAGACCTCCATCCGATCGGTCTGGTACATGTCGTAGCCGCGTTCGCTGAGCGCCTTGTACAGGGGCGCGTACTCACCGAGTACCGTCCCCGACAGGGCGCTGACGGTCACCGGCGTGCCGACCGATCCGGCCGGCGACCAAGGGCCAAAGGGACCGACCGCCAGAAGTCGATGAGAGCGGCGGGGAACCCGTCGGCGACGAGGTCGACCGGCCAGTCGTCGGTCGACTCGGGCAGCTTCCCGGTGCCCAGCCCACGGAACCCGTTGCCGTCGCCTTCGACGACGATGCGGAGCCATTCGGCTTTGATGTCGTCCGGTTCGGCGACGCGGCGTCTGATCTCGGCGACGAGCTCGTCGTTCGCCTTCCGGGCCTTGTCCTCGGCTCGGCGGCGCGCTCTCGCGTCGACGGCCGCTTCGACGGCGGCGGCCCGTTCCCGTTCGATTTCGGCGAGGCGGTCCATCATCTTCGACCGGTCGGCTTGGAGGGCGAGGCGGGAGGCGTTGACGCGGGCGAGGCGTTCGACGAGATCCTCGTGGAAGCGGCGCAGCTGGCCGAGGGTTGGGCGGCGGAGGGTGACCTTGCCGGTGGGGATGGCGATGATGACTTCGCCGGTCGGCGCGAATTCGATTCCGGTAGGGCCGGGGTTGTCCACGGGTGCTCCTCCGTGTGGGACGGTCAGCGGATCGTGACGGTCACGTCGAACCGCCAGCCGGATGCGGCGCCCTGAGGGCCGTGGGGGACGAGGTCGGCGAGGTCGATGTCGTTCGGCTCGGTCGTCACCCGCGGGAACAGCGGGTTGGGGGTGCCGCGGCGGCGGGCGGCGATCCCCTTCCACAGGGTCCAGCCGTCCTCGTTGACGCGTCGGGCGAACTCGGACCGCTGCTCGTCTGTCGGCTGCTGGGCGGTCGGACCGCACCCGAGCGTCAACCGCACTCCGAGCCGGGCGCGGGGGACGATCACGCATGCCTGGCCGGAGCCGATCGGGGTGAGGCCGACGGAGACGGGGAAGACAATGAGCTGGTCGCAGCCGGGGGCGGGGTCGGCGACGAGCGGGCCGGCTTCCACGTAGGCGCCGGTCGGCGCCCGGTCCCCCAACGCGTCGACGGCGGCGGCGAGAAGGTCGTCGCAGGCGTCGGCGAGCTTCGTGTCGACCATCAGAACGGGGTCTTCGCTGCGGCGGCGGCGAGGAACGGCACCCAGCGGGCGACGACCTTGTCGAACCAGCCGGTCGCCGGGGTGCCGGGATGGTCGACGTAGCGGGCGAACACGGTGACGCCGCCCACGTCGAACGCCAGCACCTTCGCGTTGCGGGGAACGATCCGATGGGGTCGGGTGCCGTCGTTGGTGAACCCGGCCTGCTCGGTCGCCGCGCGCGCCGTGGCGGTGAGGCCGGCGACTTCGACGATGGTGGCCGCCTGGGTGGCGCCCGTGTCGTAGGGGGCGGCGGTCCGAAGCTCGGCTTCCATGTCGTCGCCGCCGACTTCGACGAGCGTCACCGTCCACCTGCCGAACCGCTCCCGGAGGGCAGAGGCGTCAGCCGGCATTGGATACGATCCGAGGGTGACGGTCGCCGAGCAAGCCGCCGCGATGTGGACGATGGCGATGCACGAGGCTGGTCACCCGGAGGTCAGCGCATACGCCGATTCGGTGGTCGCCTACGAGGACGACCCCGACAACTCGGTCCGGTTCCGCTTCCCGGATGGCCTCACAGTGAACCGGCCGAACCCGTTGCGGGACGACTACCGGCACGCGTGGGCTCTCGTGCGCGCCCGCCTGGGCTGAGGCGTCAGCCAGCACTCAGCACCTTCTCGGCCCGCTCCACCGCGTCCATCACGGTCTTGCGGGGGCCGCCGTCGCGGGCCTCCTCGACCTGTCGGACCGCGTCGGCGCGGGACGGGTCACGGTCCAGGTAGGCGACCACGTCGGCGGCGCGCTCTGGTATCCGATGGCCGGGGACGCCGAGAAGCGCCTCCGGCTGGGCGTTGACGGTCGGGGTGACGGCCGCCTGTTCGGCGGCGCGGCGGGTCGCCCGGTTGGTGCGGCGGACGCTGCCCTTCGTCTGCCGCCAGGTGCGGCCACGGTACGGGTCCATCGGGTGCTCCTCTCAGGTGCCGGCGTAGCGGAGCCGGCGGTCGGTGTCGGGCGACCAGACGCGGGGGCGGGCGACCATCCCCTTCGGGTTGACGGCCCGCAGGAAGGCGCGCACGGTGGGCGGCAGGCCGGATGCGGGGGACGAGTCGTCCGTCGGGTTCACCTCGTAGGTGACGTTCTGGCGTTGCAAGGTGCGGACCACCTCGTCGAGGTCGCATCCCTGCGAGCCGCCCCGCTGGAGGTACCAGCAGGCGAGGTCGGCGGCGGCCCGCTCCCCCGACGGCGGCGGCCGCTCGCCGTGCGTCCATGTCACCTCCCACGTCCCCGGCTCGGACGACGGCAGGTCGAGCCGCTGGCAGGCCGGCCACCGTTCCCCGTCGACGCGGACGAGGAACCGGTGGTCGTCCACCCGGTATGCCGCCTCGTCGAGGATCAGTCCGTCGACGACGACCTCGGTGACCGCGACGACGGGGCCGGGAAGCTCGACCTGCGCCAGCCCCGCCCCGCACGAGCAGACGCCGCCGCACAACGACCGGTAGCCCGACGGGGCCGGATCGCCCGGAAACCACCATGAGAGGCCCGTGGCGCCCCGCAGGCAGGGCCGGGCGGTGTCGCCACACTCCCCGGGGAACTGGAAGGCGCTGAGCCGCCACAGCAGGTCCGACGCGACCGCTATCGCGTTGGACGCCGCTTCGTCGCCGGAGGCGCCCGCGTCGCGGCACGCCAACTGGTCGGGCGTGCACCACGGTTCGCAGACGGTGTTCCGGGGGGCGGCCATCCCGCTACGGGATGGTCAGCGTCGCTGAGGCGCACACCTCGTCGGGCAGGTCGTCGGTGCCGTTCTCGAGCGGCTCCTGGAACCAGGCGAGCGTCCCGGCCTCGGCGATCGACGCTGGCAGGTCGCCGCCCGGGCCGGTGCCGAGGCTCAGGTTCTGGCGGCCCTTGAACGGCAGCGGCACGTTCAGCACCGACCGGTTGAGGGTGAAGTCGCCGATCCGGAACTTCGCGTGGGGGACCACGTACCGCCAGAAGACGAGCGACGTCCCGTCGACCGCCTGCTCCTCGCCGTCCCACGCGTACGTCCACCCCTCGACCGACACGGCGGGGACGGGGTCGCCCTTGCCGGGCATGGCGTAGCCGAGGACGGGGGCGTTCGCGCCGGTGCCGTCGCGGTAGAGGGTGCCGCCGGCGAGGAACTCGGCGAGGCCGGGGTTCGGGCCGCAGATGGTGAGCGTGCCGTTGTAGCCGATGATCTCGTCGTCGCCCTGCGCCCGGACGCACTCGGTGCCGTCGCCCAGCTCCTGGGTGAGGACCGACCCGTCGCGGTACTGCGGCTGGACGGCGAGGCTGATCGCCCGGGCGACGTACAGGTTGCCTGTCCCTTCGTCCGGCGCGCCGGTGGCGTCGAGCCGGGCGAACCTGGCCCGGAGGAACGAGTGTGAACCGAAGCACTCCATGTCGGGCCTCCTAGGCGGCGACGGGGACGGACACGAGGGAACGGACGGCCGAGCAGAGCCGGTCGAGGTCGTCGGAGGTGACCTGCTCCACTTCGACGGCGCGGCGGCGGGAGGCGGCCGAGCAGTGCGCGTACCAGGCGGGGTCGTCGAGCAGGCGGCGGACCTCGGCGGCGAAGTCGTCGGCGGTGGTGGCGAACACCCCAGCGTCGCCTAACGACTCTCGGAGGCCGGAGGTGGGGCAGGCGACGACCGGGATGCCGGAGCACATCGCCTCGACGGCGACCCGCCCCCACGACTCGTAGACGGAGGGGACGACCAGCACCTTGGTGCGGGCGTACACGTCGTCGCGCATCCGGGGGGTGTTGTCGACCACGTCGACGTTCGGCAGGGTCCGCACGTCCTGGGTGCCGTAGCCGCCCCGCACCCCGAGGAACCCCACGTCGGGCATCCGCTCCGCCAGATGCCAGAACACGTCGGCGCCCTTGTCCGGGTACAGGTTGACCAGCGTCACCCGGTCCCCCGGCTTGGTCGTGTAGCGGGCGACGGGGACGTGGGGGCGGGCGACGACCATCGGGCCCGGCCAGTGGAGCGTGTCGGCCACCCACCGGGAGTTGGCGACGACGAGGTCGGCTTCGCTGCGGCGGACCCGCCAGTGGGCGAGCTGCCGGTGGTTGTGCACCAGGTGGACGACCGGCCGGTGCGACTGCTTCGCGAGGGTGACGGCACGACGGGTGCAGTCCAGGTGGGTGAGGACCACGTCCGCCCACCGGTACGCCTGCCGGTCCCTGGTCACCGCGATCCCCTCCAACGGCTCCCCGGTGCGGCCGGTGGTGTTCAGCACCCGCACGTCGGCGCCCCGGTCGCGGAGGCCGACCATCACCTCGTGGGCGTACCATTCGGCGCCGGCGTTCTGGTGGGGCGGGTAGCCGTGGAAGTGGCCGAGCACCCGCAGGCCTCCCGGCTGGTGGCGCTCGACGCCGCTGAGGCGGGCGCGGTAAGGGTCCATCAGGCGGCCAGGTCGACGGTGGCGGCGAAGTGGCAGCACGGGTCGAACGTGGCGGCGACGGCCCGCTCGGCGAGCCAGGCACGCCGGTTCAGCTGAGGGTGGACCGCCTCCCGCTCCTCGACGGTGGACCGTCGGAGCGCGACCCTGCCGGTCGCGTACACCGTCTCGGTGCCCGACGCGCCGGTCGCCCCGCCCGGCCCGGTCCCCGGGTAGCCGGCGCCGGGAACGACGATCGACCCCATCCACGTGGTGATCAGGTTCGACCCGGCCTCCTTGCGGAGCAGGCCCTTCGACCCGGCGATCACCAGCGCCCGGACCGACAGGTGGATCATCCCCCGTCGGAGGCAGCCGGCCAGAGCCGCCTCTAGCTCGGCGAAGGTGTTCACGATCGTCGGGGTGTCGGCGGTGACGTCGACTGCGTTCCCGTCGGCGAGGAACGGGTTGCCCCATCCGGCGGCGACGGCGACCTCGCCGGTCCACAGCTCCCGTTCGATCAGCGCCGACTCGGCGGCGTCGAGCAGACGGCGGGTCGCGGCGGACCGGTCCTGGCCGGACAGGGTGGAGCACTCGCGGATGACCGCCACGTAGAACGGGTGGGCGGTCGCCTCCTCCTCGACGGCGACGACCGCCTGCTTCTGCCCGGCGTCCGGGTCGATCGCCCGTCCCACGGCGCCCACGTCGGAGCACGGCTCCGGCACCCAGGTGACGCCGCCGATCCACCGGTCGTCGGCCTCGGTGATCCGGGTGGCGGCGACGAGGATTCCCTGCAACGGCTCGGCCGGCGGGGTCGGCTCGACCGGCGCGGGAGGGGCTGCGGCGGTCAGCGCCGCCGTGCGTGCCTCCTCTGCGGTTCGGCCGACCCCACCGGCGACGTCGATCATCAGGCGGCCTCACCGCCCTGGGCGCCGGACTGCGGGTCGCAGGCGAAGTCGATGGCGCCGATCCGGGCGCCGGAGGCGCACAGGGTGGAGGTGCCGTCGATGCCGAGGACGCCGCGGAACAGGAGGCCTTCGAAGGTCTCCATGAACTGCCGGTACCGGTTGGTGCGGACCAGCTCGTCGTCCCGGTAGGCGTCGACCCGCAGCTCGCCGCCGTTCAGGAAGAACAGCGACCCCTCCGGGTACAGCAGCCACCGGACCGTCGCCGGGAACGACGGGAGGGCGCCGTCGGCGGTGGGGGCGGCGAGCACCTGGAGGTCCGGGGAGAAGGTGACGTTGACGCCGCGGGACTGGAGGTCGGCGACGAACTGCTGGCGGGCGTAGCGCATCTCGTCCCCGGTGGCCGGCAGCTGTCGGGACCGGTCGATGGACACCAGCCGGTCCGTCCAGTCGGGGAGGACCAGCCGCCACGCCTGGTCGCCGAGCCGGTGCGCCGAGCCGACGGTGGCGAGGGCGACGTCGACCGCGAACATCAGGTCGGGGAGGGCCGACACCTGCGCGCCGACCGTCTGGGCGAACACCCGGGGGTGGGCGCGGAACAGGTCGCGCAGCTTCTGCTCGGCGACTCGGGCGTGGACGACGGTCGCGAGCCGTTCGATGGCGGGCACCTTCTCCGGGTGGGCCCTGGTCTCGAACACGCCGAGGGTGATGCACGAGGTGGCCGCGTGGAGTTCGGCGTCCTCGGTGTCGCAGTCGACCTCGACGCAGGGCTTCCAGGTGGCCGGGTCGTCGGGGTCGACGGCCTCGTCCATCGCCGCCGTGTAGATGACCGCCGAGCCGGCGAGGTCGGCGACGGTCATCGGCTCGACGGCGGTCACCCGGCCGCGGGGGGCCTGCATGTCGACCATGGCGTCGCGGAACGGGCGGACGTCGGTGCCCCAGACGGGGACGTCGTAGATCGGCTGGGCGGGGGCGCAGCCGAAGCCGCCGGCGGCGGCGAGGGCGGTCGGGTCCGGTCCTGCCGCTGCGGCCTGGAGGGCGGCGATCCGTTCGGCGTTGACGACCGGGCTGTCCGTGAACCGCCGGTCCTCGGGGTACTCGATGACCGCCTCGCCGACGGTGCGCTGCCCGTCGCGGGCGCCCATCCGGTGGGCCATGTCGGCGGCGGCGGCGAACAGGTCGGCGGTGGTCGCCTGCCCGGTGCGGCCGGTGGCGGCGCCGACGGCGAGGCGGACCTCGGTCCGGCCCCGGCCGTGGGTGGCCGCGCCGGGGTCGGCGGTCGCGGCGGTGGGCCTGCGGCCGGTGGCGGCCTGCCGACGGGCGACGGCGGCGACCGTGGGCCGACGGCGGGGGGTCGGGGTCGCGGCGGCGGCGACCGGTTCGGGCGTGTCGGCCGTCGCGTCGTCCTCGCCGTTCGCCGCGTCGCCGTCCTCGCCCTCGTCGTCGCCCGTGTTGGCCTCGTCGCCCGCGTCGTCGGCCTCGTCGCCGGTCTCATCGTCGTCGGTGTCGCCGTTGATGACCCGAAGGGCGGCGTCCCTCGCCACCGGGCGGATCG